CGTCGAGCGTCTCGCCTAACTACGGCACCATCTGGCGTCCGCAGCCGTACATCATGCCAAGCGTAACGAGCGTGCCCGGGTCCCCGATCACGTTCGGCGATAAGACCCAGCTCACGTGCCCTGCGTCGATCACGAACCTTAAGACCGTGGCGTGGGGCATGACGTCCGTTGAGCTGCGCGACGCGCTGCAAGAGGGTCGTCTCGCTCAAGGCGCGAATCAAAAGCTTGCATCCGACATCAACGTCGCGGTGATGTCGACGGCGACCGCCCTCGGCTCGCTCGTCGTGACGACCGGCACGCCCGCCGGTTCCTTCGACGACATTGCGCTCTGCGATTCGATCATGAACGAGACGGGCGTTGCGAGCGACTCGCGCTATCTCTCGCTCTCCTCGCGGAGCTACAACGGCCTTGCGGGCAACGTCGTCGGAACGACGCGCTCTTTCGGCACGAACAACCGCTCTGACAAGGCGTTTGAGCGCGCCTACGTCGGCATGGTTTCGTCCTTCGACACGTACAAGCAAGACTACGCGCTGCGCAAGACCGCCGCTGCGGGCGTGGCCCTCACCGTCTCGACGCTCGACGCAGGCGGCAACGTTAACTACGTCCCGCTTGCTACGAATACCGGCGTCGCCGGCATCCTCAACGTGGACAATCGCTTTCAAACGATCACGCTTTCAAGCAACGTTGGCGTGGCGGCTGGCGACGCCTTCACGATCGCGGGCATCGACTCGGTGCATCTCATCACCAAGCAGTCGACCGGGCAGCTTAAAACCTTCCGCGTCGTCTCCGTCGGCGCTGCGAACACGATCGTCATTACGCCGCCAATCATCAGCGCAGCCAACGCGCCTACGCAGTCCGAGATTCAGTATCAAAACTGCGAACGCTCTGGTGCCGGCGGAGCTGCTCAAGCGATTGTCTTCCTCAACACGACGACCGCCGATTACAACTGCTTCTGGCACAAGTCGGCGATTGAACTGCTCCCAGGTCGCCTCGCGATCCCGGAGAATGCAGGCGTCGCCGTGATGCGCGCAACGACCGACCAGGGCATCGAAGTGGTGATGCAGAAGCAATTCGACATCGCGTCGAGCCTGACTCAGTACCGCGTCGACGTGCTCTTCGGCACCGCGATGCTGAACCCTGAGATGGCGGGAATTCTGCTCTTCGACCAGTGATTCACTGAGCGCGAGCGAAAGAGGGAGCGGCTTCGGTCGCTCCTTTTTTTTCGCCGTGCGCGTGCTACCGTGCGCGCCATGCCGCTTGTCAAAGGTTACGCAAAGGGCTCCGCCGAGAAGAACCTCAAGACGGAGATGAAAGCCGGCAAGCCGGCGAAGCAAGCTGTCGCGATTGCGCGCAAAGCGAAGAAAGGCAAGTGAGATGGCGCTCGTCTACCGCTGGAGAAAAGCCCACGGGCTCGAGTACCGCAACGAGGCCCCGCACCTTGTCGAGAAGCGTCTCGCTGAAGGGTGGAGCGCGAGCAAAGCCGACGCGATTGCCGCGAAGACTGCCGCGCCCGTCGCCGCTGCTGCTGCGCTCTCGGACGACGTGAGCGACGCTCCGCCAACGCGCGACGAGCTTGAGCGCAAGGCCGCAGAGCTGCGCATCAAAATCGACAAGCGATGGAGCGACAAGACGCTGGCAGAGCGCATCGAAACGGCGCTGAAGGGCTAACCCATGGGCTACACAAAGCGGCAGTACATCGAAGCGGCGCTGACGGAAATCGGCCTCGCCGACTACGTGTTCAACTCGACGCCTCAAGACCTCCAGACGGCCCTTCGCCGCCTCGACGGCATGATGGCCGAGTGGAACGAGCGCGGCATTCGCCTCGGCTATCCGCTGCCGCTCTCGCCTCAGCAAAGCGACCTCGACACGCAGACATCCGTGCCCGACCGCGCGAACGAAGCGATCGTGACGAACCTCGCGTGCCGCATCGCCCCGAGTTATGGCAAGCAGGTCTTGCCCGCGACGATGGCGACCGCACGCGGAAGCTACGCCACAATTCTCGTGCGCGCCGCGATGCCGAACGACCAGCAGTTCCCGGGCACGCTCCCCGCAGGCGCGGGCAACAAGCCGTGGTGCTGGCAGGGCGGGCCATTCTTGCGCGACCCCGTTGCGCCGCTGCTCGCCGGTAACGACGCGCCGATCGATTACGATTAAGGATTCTCCATGCCGACGATTAACCAGCTCGCCTCTCTGAATCAGCTCTCGGGCTCCGATCAAATTCCGGTGTACTCTGCAAGCAACGGAGACGCGCGCCGCGCGTCGGTTTCGACGTTGCTCTCGTACATCGAGCAAGCATGGATGTCGCCAGCGTTCCAGCGCGTGACGGCATCGCCGACGCTTGCAGGCTTCACGCTCACGCTCCCGACGACGGCGAGCTCGCTCTTCGTGCTGCTCACGCCAACCGGGCCAATGGCGACCGGCACCATCGTTCTGCCTGCCGCTGCAAGCGCCGCAGACGGGCAAGAAATCGTCTTGTACTCCTCGCAGGAGGTAACAGCGCTTAGCTTCACGCTGAACGGCGCAACAGCCCTTAACGGCGCACCAACGGGCATCCCCGCCGACGGGTCGATCACGCTGCGATATGACGTGCTCTCCGTTGCGTGGTGGACGATTAGCAAGCCGTCGACGCTCGGCGTCACCAACGGAATCTTTACACCGATTTACAACGGCGCAGGCATCGTCGGCACCGTTGTCTTTTCCGCGCGCTATCAGCGCACCGGCTCTGTGGTGACGCTCGGGCTCACGATTACGACCGCCGCCGCTTCAACACTGAACTTCACGTCGGCGACGGACTACTTCGACGGTTTGCCGGGGCTTATTCTGCCAGTCGGCGACGTGGTTTCGGGCACGCCAGTAGGCAACGGTGTTGTTGCGTTCTTCGGCAAAATCGCGGGAGTAACCAGGGTCAGATTTCAAAAGCCAGACACGCCGGTACTCGTTTTCCCGGCGTCCACGTCGATTCAATACACCGTCGCAACCTATCTCATCTGAGGTCCATTATGAGCTATTATACTCAGGCATTCGCCCCCGCTTACGGCCAGGGCGTCACCGTTGCCCCAGGCGTTGCGAGCGCGGTGCAGGCGTTCCCGAATAACTCGTCAGCCGTCGAGCTCACGAACCTATCGGCGGCGATTAGCTGCTCGATTCGCTTCGGCGAAACAGCCACGCTAACGGCTACCCTCGGCGGGGATTACCTTATTTTGCCAGGTATGAAGTGCGTCATCACGAAGCAGCGCGGCTATCAGTTCTTCGCGTACATCGGCTCCGGCGCAGCCGGTAGCCTGCACGTTATTCCAGGCGAGGGGCTCTAAAATGGGACTTAAGGCAGTAGCAAACCTCGGCGGCGGCGGCGGCGGCACGGTTACGGGCACCGGCACCCCCGGCAAGCTGGCGAAGTTCGCAACGGCGTCGTCAATCGGCGATTCGCTCCTGAGCGAGTCGGGCACGACGATCACGAGCGCGGCAACGGCGGAGACGTTCACGAGCAATCAGACGTGGACGCTTCCAAGCCATCCAGACGCGTTGGCCCTGGGAGGCGTATTAACATTAAATACAGTAAGCAAACGCCTGGGCATCGGCTGCGCTCCAGGCACGTTGCTAAGCGTTAGCGATGGCATCGTTTCGGCCCCCAGCTACGATGGCATTCGCCTCGGGAATAGTGCCGAGGCGCTCTTCTCGTCTTCGGACAGCATTCGGGAATTTCGCACAGGCATCACCGGAGGGACCGTCGTCGTGGGTTCAGCCACGCCGCACGACCTGCTGTTGCAGCGAAACAACGTGACGGCGGCAACGCTCCAGAACGGCGCAATCGCAACCGTTGCGCTGACCGCAGGCGGCACGCTCTACACGAATGGCACCTACTCGCAGCAGGCGCTTACGGGCGGCACGGGCACGGGCGCAACGGCGGACATCGTTGTCGCGGGCGGGATTGTTACGGTCTGCGTCTTGCGCTCGCCGGGGACCGCCTACACGGCAGGAAACGCGCTCTCGTGCGCGACCATCGGCGCGGGCGCGGGCTTCGTCGTGACCGTCGCCACCATCGCGCAGATTGTCGCAGGCTCGGGCAACGTCACGGCGCTCGGGCGCATCGGGGCCGGAACGGCTACGCCACGGGCGGCGCTTGATGTTGTGGGGGGCGGGTGGATAAGCGGGTTTGGACAAGCAAACGTGCCGTTGATTTACAGCCAAACGACGGGAATTCTAGGTTTGACGCAAAATTGGGCGGGATTGCGCCTTGTGACTGACCCGTTTGACGCTTCCGTAGTTGGGACCAATACTTGTTACGGCATTGACGCAAAGCCTCAACTTACTAATTTGGCTGGTGGCTCTTTTATCGGGTTTCAGGTTATTCCAAATATTATAAGTTCAAGTGGTGTAAACACAATCACAGGATCGTTATTTCGGCACTTGCGCGCAACACCAGGAGACCTTGCAGCACAAAACGTTACAGGGTCAGTCGCGCTTATTCAAGCATCTACCGGGGCCGCGTCAGCAGCATCGTATGCGTATAACGTTGTGACAGGGTTTCAGCTTTTTCACAATTTCGCGGCGGCCGGAACGACGGGGACGCTTACAGCATTCAACGCAGGTGGGTTTACGCTATCGGCGGGCCACGTCGTTACTAACGCGTACGGCTTGCGGCTCCAGGCTGCGGCGATTAGCGGCGGCGCGTCGATCACGAACCGCTGGGGCATCTCGCAAGAAGACACGCTCGCGAGCAACGTGCTCGCCGGCAAGACCGCAATGGGGCAGGTGGCTGGCACCGTCGCAACGGCGCAGGCAGATATTGGGGCGTCGACGACGGCGGCAGCCTCTCTTCGCATCCGCAGCGGAGTCGCACCAACGGCCCCGAACGATGGCGATATTTGGTTTGACGGCGCAAATATCAGTATGCGCGTCGCTGGCGTCACAAAAACTTTCACCCTTGTTTGAGACCATCATCATGCACGCAAAAATTCAGCCTGTTTCCGTGGGCCTCCCGCCCGTGTCCTGCGACGCGCTCAAGATCGCAAATGCGACCTGCAACGCGCTAGGCGTCGCCGGCCAAGCCACGGTGCAGTGGGCCGTCACTGGCGACGCGCCCGGCGCGTATCAGGGCGGATCGCTATCCCTCGACGGCGCAGCCTACGCCGCGTGGGGCAGCGACGACGAGTATCTGTACCGGCACACTGCGGAAAGCCTCGGACTCGTCATCGTTGAGATCGTCCCGGCAGTTGCAGCTCCCGACCTTCCGGCAGTTGCATCGCCCGTCTCGCCCGAAGAGGTGTCTCTGTGACTCCCGAACAAGCGCTCAAAAACCTCGTCATCGTGGCTCACCGCGCGCAGAAGGCCGGGCTCCTTGAGCTCGCCGAAGCGGTCGCCGTCGCCGAGTGCATCGAGACTCTCGGCAAGGCGCTCAACGTCCAAGCCGAGCCCCTCGAACCCGCCCCGGCGAACGAATAGCCATGCCGTCAATCCCGCTCCTCTCAGGCATCTACGCCACGACGACGCCCGACTTTCGCACGGCGTACCCGGTGAACTTGGTCCCTGTGCCGATGGCGACGGGCATCTCGAATGCGTACCTGCGCCCCGGCGACGGCATCGTGAGCGACGGCGTAGGCCCCGGCACCGACCGCGGCGGCATCAATTGGAACGGATTGCTCTATCGCGTGATGGGCTCGCGGCTCGTGCACATTGACCCAACGGGGCTCGTGCAAGACTTCGGCGACGTTGGCCCTGGTGGGCTCGTAACGTTTGACTATTCGTTCGACCGCCTCGCCATCGCGAGCGGCGGTCGACTCTACTACCTCACCGGAGCTTTGCTTCAGCAGGTCGTCGATCCCGACCTCGGAACCGTTGTGGATTTCTGCTGGGTCGACGGCTACTTCATGACGACCGACGGCGAGTTCCTCATCGTCACCGAGCTCAATAACCCGTTTGTTGTCTTGCCGCTAAAGTACGCGAGCAGCGAAGCAGACCCCGATCCCATCGTCGCGCTCGTGAAGATGCGAAACGAAGTCGCTGCGATTAACCGGAACACGATTGAATTCTTCGACAACGTGGGCGGCATCGGCTTCCCGTTTCAGCGCATCGAGGGCGCGCAAATCATGAAAGGCTGCGTCGGCACCTTCGCGTGCTGCGCGTATCAGGAACAAATCGCCTTCCTCGGCGGCGGCAGAAACGAAGCCCCTGAAATCTTCGTCGGGCTGAACGCGCAGGCGAACAAGATTTCGACGCGCGAGATTGATCAAATCCTTGCGACCTACACCGAAGCGCAGCTTGCAGGCGTGAAGTTCGAAGCCCGCAACGATAGGGCACACGCGCTGCTTTACGTGCATCTCCCGGACCGCACGCTGGTCTTCGACGGCAACGCCTCAAAGGCCCTCGGCTCGTTCGTGTGGTTCGTGCTCGTGAGCACGCTCCAGGGCTTCGCGCAGTACCGCGCGCGCAACTTCGTTTGGGCCTACGACCGATGGTGCGTCGGCGACCCTGCAAGCTCGTCGTTCGGCCACTGCGAGCAGACGACCTCGACGCATTGGGGCGAGCGCGTGCGATGGGAGCTGACGACGCCGATCGCGTTCGCCGAAGGCAACGGCGTCATCTTCCACGAGCTCGAACTCGTCGCGCTCCCTGGCTCCGTGCCATTCGGCGAGAATCCGCTCATCTCGACGAGCTACAGCCTTGACGGCCTCTCGTGGTCGACCGACCAGACGGTGCGCGTCGGGGCCTTCGGCTCTCGGCAGCACCGCATCGCGTGGCGTCGCCAGGGCTCGATGCGGCGCTTCCGCATCCAGCGCTTCCGCGGCGACTCGTCCGCGCATCTGCCGATCGCGAGCCTTGAAGCAACCCTTGAACCGCTGGCTTGGTGATGGCCGTCAAGCGCCTCGGCCTTACCCGTGACCAGCTCGCAAAGTTCCTCACCGAGCACGAGCAGATCAAGCAATTTGAATTGCTCTTTTCGACGGTCGAGGATGTCAAGACGACGGGCCTTGATTCGGTGGCCTTCGACGCAGGCGCGGCGCTCGCAAACGTCAACTCTCTCGCAGGCGTAGTCGCGCAGCTTGCCCAAGACGCGGCGGCTGAAGCCTCGAACGCCCTAGCCATCGCCCAAGCTGCGCAAAGCGCGTTAAGCGGCCACCTGGACCCAGCGGCGGCTGAAGCCTCGAACGCCCTAGCCGTCGCCCAAGCTGCGCGAAGCGCGTTAAGCGGCCACCTGGACCCAGCGGCGGCTGAAGCCTCGAACGCCCTAGCCGTCGCCCAAGCTGCGCGAAGCGCGTTAAGCGGCCACCTGGACCCAGCAACGGCCCCTCCCGTCGTGCCCGCGAAGCGCGTCGGCGTCGGGGCGTTCGCCTCGCTCGTGACTCAAGTCGCGCTGCTCCCAAACGTGGATTATCCGATCGACCTCGACGTGGTGGACATCGAGCGCGGCATCTGGCGCGACCCCGTGAACACGTCGCGGGTCTACGTCGCCGACGCGGGCATTTTTAACTTCCAATTTTCGGCGCAGCTCGACAACACAACAGCCCCCGCGCACATCATCTGGCTGTGGCCTCGCGTCTCAGGCGTCGACGTGCCCGATTCTGCGTCGCAGGTGCGCATCCAGGGCAACAACGCGGAGCTCGTCGCGGCGTGGAATTGGGTGCTACGTTTGGCCCCCGGCGAATATTTTGAGCTCGTCTACGCCGTGAGCAACGTGGCTCTTCAGATTACAACTTTCCCATCCGCGGGCGTCGTCCCGGCAATCCCCTCGGTTATTCTCACCGTCACGCAGGAAGTCTAATGGCCGTCACGCCCTCGCAACTCATCCCCCCGGCGTTCGTTCCGAATGCAGCAACGACCGCCTACACGTCGACGGACGCGAAGACGCGCATCGACTACATGGCCTTCGCGAACCAGAGCGCGGCGAACGTGACGCTGACCGTGCGCCTTGGCTCGGCGGCGTCGTCGCCGATCATCATCGCGCAAACCATCCTCCCCGGCGAGACGTACCTCTGCCCCGAGGTTATCGGCGCGCTGCTCGCTCCTGGGGAAATTATTCGCTACGAGTGCAGCGCCGCGGCTGCGCTCTTCGGCTCGTCCAACGGAGTACAAATCACATGATGATGCTCGGAATCCCTATCGAAAAGCCGTTCCCGTCGACGAGCGAGAACAAGAAAAACACGCTCATGGTGATTCAGGACTGGCAGCTTGGACCCGAGCAGCCGTCGAACGAGCGCGGGGCAAACGCCGACTACTGGCGAGCCATCGCGAAGACGATGCAGCTCGACGAGGCCGAGGCTCGTCGCCGTCGCTGCTCGAATTGCGAGTACTACGACAACACGCCGGACACGCAGCTCAAGATGGAGCGCATCCCGTGGAACCAGTGGGACGACGGCGCGGGCTTCCGTGGATTCTGCACGAAGTTCTCGTTCTGCTGCCACGACCTGCGATGCTGCCAGGCTTGGGAAGAGAAAGAATTTGAGGACGGATGACGACTCTTGCCGAAGCATCGCGCGAAGACGACGCGCTCAAGATTGAGCGGCTCGAAGGGGCGATGCTCGCGCTTCCGCAGGTTGATTGCCCGATCGATCACTTCTTCGCATCCGGCGTCTACGTGCGGCAGATGACAGCGCCAGCCGGCACGCTCATCATTGGGCACGAGCACAAGACCGAGCACGTTTGCATCTTGCTCAAGGGCAGCATGACGATCGCAACGCCCGACGGAGTCACGACCGTTCGAGCTCCGCTGACCTTCATCGCTCCGCCAGGGCGCAAGGTTGCGCTCGTGCTCGAAGACATCGTATTTCAAAACGTCCACGCGACCGAAGAGCGCGACCTCGACAAGCTTGAAGATCTGCTCGTCGAAAAAAGCGACGCCTACAACGAAACACACGCGCTCCTTGAACGGCTGCGCGTCCATGAACTATCTGATAGGAGTGCGTGATGGGTTGGGTTGCAACTGCCATCATTGGTGGCTCCGTTATCTCCGCAGTTGGCGGGTATTACTCGCAGAAGAACGCATCCGAAGAGGCATCGGGCGCGCAGCGTTCGGCGAGCGAAGCCGCAATCGCAGAGCAGCGCCGTCAACAAGCCGAATCAGAGCGACTTCTTGCGCCCTACATGCAAGCGGGGCAAGCCGCGCTAGGCCAGCAGCAAGCGCTGCTAGGGCTCGGCGGGGCCGATGCGCAGCGTGCGGCGATTGCTCAGATTGAGCAAGGTCCGCAGTTTCAAGCGATGGTCGAGCAAGGCGAGACGGCCATCTTGCAGAACGCAAGCGCAACGGGCGGCCTCCGCGGCGGCAACGCGCAAGCAGCGCTTGCGCAGTTCCGCCCGCAGATGCTCTCGCAGCTTATCCAGCAGCAGATGGCACAGCTCGGCGGCATCTCCGGCGCGGGCCAGCAAGGGGCCATGAGCGCAGCGGGCCTCGGCCAGCAGAGCGCGCAAGGCATCATGGGCCAATACGGCGCGCAGGGGCAAGCAGCAGCGGGCGCAGCGCTCGCGCAGGGGCAGGGCATGGCGAACATCTTCGGCGGCGTGGGCGGAGCCCTCGGCACGCTCGGCGGGCTCGGAGCAATGGGCCGCGGACCGCTCGGTGGAGGAGCTCCCGCAGGCCCCGCAGGCCCCACAGGCCCCGCAGGTAGCGGCTACACGCCTGGCATGGGCGCGGCTGGCGTCACCGGCATGAACTTTAATCTCGGGTGAGATCATGAACCAGAACTACCAGCCTTTTAACAACTACCAGCCTTTCAACTATACGCTAAACGTACCGAATCCAGCCGAAGCCGTCACCGCGGGGCTTCAGCAAGGCGTGCAGCTCGCCGGCATGATGGAGCGTAACGACGCGATGGCGGCGCAGCGCCAACAGACGCTCATCGAGAATCAGGCGCTACGAGCGAAGGCGGAGCGCACGCAGCAGTTCCAGCAAGAGCTAGGCAGGTTCGGCGCAGAGGGCTTTTCGGCGAAGGGCCTTAACGAGCTCATGCTGAAATATCCGGAGGCCGTCGAGCAGCTCAAGACGCCTTATGCGAATCTTAGCACGCAGGAGCGCGAGACAAAGGTCGCCGAAATTCAGCCTATCGTCGCAGCGCTCAACGCTGGCGATCGTGTAACGGCGGGCGAGCTTCTAAACGGCCAAGTAGAAGCGCTCCGCAACGCCGGTAAGACGCGCGAGGCCGATGCGGCGGACGTTCAAAAAAACCTTGTGCTTTACGGCGACCTCAACGCAGCGCAGACGAGCCTCAACACGGCGGTCGCGATGGCAATGGGACCGGAGAAGTACGGCGAAACCTTCGGCAAGCTCGAAGACCAGCGCCGCGAGCGGATGCTCGAAGGGTCGAAGAATCTGAAAGAATATTCTGAAGCGAAGATTTCAGAGGCGAAGGCGAAATTCGCCGAGCTCCGCGAGCAGCTCGAAGTCGACAAGCTCAAGCCGAAGCCAATGGGCGTCGGTGGACCTGCAAAGTCAGGGCTTTCGCTAAAAGATACGTTGAATGCAGAGGGAAAGTTTCGGGATGATTTCACCCGAGACTACAAGCCGATTGCGGAGCAGACGTTCTCAATCGAGCGGCTCCGCCAGTCAGAAGACACCGCAGCCGGTGACCTTGCGCTCATCTTTAATTATATGAAGATGCTTGACCCAGGCTCTGCGGTCAGAGAGACAGAATTTGCGAACGCTCAGAACGCGGGAGGCGTTGACGATAAAGTCAGGAACCTATTTAATGGACTTAAAACCGGCGAGCGTCTTAACCCGGAGCAGCGCAAATCATTCAGGGGACAAGCCGAGGCGCTATACAAGCCGTATAAAGAGAAAGGCGACCAGCTCAAGGCCGCCTATACGACCGAAGCAAAACGCTCTGGTCTCAACCCTTCATCAATTTTGCTTTCCGCGCCGCAGGACGACGAGCCGAAAGCCGCCGCGCAGCCTGGCCCCGTGATGACGCCTGCGGCACCTACCTCAACGCCTGCGGCATCGACGACGAGCGTCTTCAGCGCCGCTGACGCAATCCTCAGCGGAGGCAAGTGATGGCAACCGCCGAAGACTACGCTGCATGGATTGTCGCGAATGCGGCGAAGAAGGGCACGCCCGACTTTGACACCGTTGCGAAGGCGTACCAAGCCGCGCGGGGCGCGAGCGCAGCGGAGACCGCCCCCGCTGCCGCGCCTCAAGGCCGTCAGATGCTCTCGTTTGAACGCGGGGCTCCTGCCGCTGCTGCCGCGCCCGAAACGACGATGGCGGGGCTTGTAGGCGGCGCAACGCGCGGCCTTGCGCCGCTCGGCACGGCGATGGCCGTAGGTGCAGCGATGGGCGGGCTCCCGACCGCTGGCATCGGCGCGATCCCTGGCGCAATTGCAGGCGGTGCCGCCTACGGCGCATCTCAGCTCATCGGCGAGCCAATTATTCGCGCGGTGAATGCGACATTCGGGACTCAAATCAGCACGCCGACCGAGGCGTGGGAGGCTCTGCTTACGAGGGCTGGCGTCGCCGAGCCTAAGACCGGAGCCGAGCGCATGGTTCAAGCGGCGTCCGCCGGATTAGCAAGCGGTGCCGGTGGCGTCTCCTTGGGGCAGGGGCTCATGAAGAGCGCGGCCCCGATGGCGCAGGCAGTAGGGGCCATGCTCGCCGAAGCCCCTGCGTCGCAGGTCGCTTCTGACATCGTTGGTTCGTCTGCTGCGCAAGCTGCTTCCGAGCTCGGCCTCGGCGCTGGCTCGCAGCTCGCAGCGGCAGTCATCGGCGGCGGGCTCGGTGGCAAGCTCCCGAAGAGCGGTCGCGCGGTGCCTAATGCACTCACCGTCGAGGAGTTCGGGCGCGAATCGAAGAAGGCTGTTGAAGGACCGTTCAGCGGTCGGGCACTCGAACGCCTAGCGACCGAAGTGCAGGCGGACCCCGAAACAATCAAAGCAGCCGACCGGATTGGCGTCACGCAGTATCTTCAGCCTGACCATGTTTCGACAAGCCAGGTCGTGCGCGAAATCGCCCAAGGCGTAAAGTCGAAGCCAGGGTCGGCTGCGCGAACAGCCGAGATGGAGGGCTTGCAGCGAGTCGGAGAACGCGCGTCGCAACTTGTCGAGCAGCTCGGCGGCACGCGCGACCTTTCGACGCTCTCCGAGACTGTGAAAACGGAGCTAAAGACGCAGGCGTCTGCCCTGAAAACTACATCGGATTCGCTCTACTCTGACATCACGCAAGCGCTTCCAACAGATACGCGAGTGCGTGCAGACAACACGCTTGATTTCATTCAGCAGCGCATCAAGGAAATGAACGGCGTCGACAATCTCACGCCGATTGAAAAGGAGCTACTTGCCAAGCTCACACCGCAGCGTATTCCGTCGAAGAGTGGAAAGTCGGTAACGGAAATTCACCCGACCTATGCGCTCGTCGACGAGCTTCGAAAAGACGTTGGCGAGATTGCCGGAGGCCCCGGCGTCGTCCCAGATCGAAGCACGCGTATTGCGAAGCAGCTCCGAGACGTTATCTCGCAAGACCAGGAGATCGCAGCGCAGGCCGCAGGCGTCGCTGACAAGTGGGCGGCTGCGAAAGATGCGGTGCGGCTGCGCAAGGGACTTGAAGACGACATGGGCGCGCTCTTCGGCAAGGAGTTCGACCAGTCTCTCGTTACTAAGCTCATGACATCGACAACCGGGCTGGCAAAGGGCGACGCCGACCGCTTCGCGAATCTCGTGAAGGGCATCCCCGCATCTATGCGCGGAAGCGTCGTCGTGTCGGCTCTAGGCTCTGCGTTCGGAAGCACGACGAAAAACGGCACGCTAAACTTCAACACGTTCAGCAAGTTTTACGAAAATTTGAATCAGAACAAGCAATCAGCCGCGGCGGTATTCTCTAACCTTCCGACAGGGGCGAAGGCAGCATTCGACGACCTCGCAAAAGTGTCGAGGTCGATCAATCAAGCGATTCAAGAGAACATCAAAACGGGTCGCGTCGGCGACGTTGACGCGCAGCTCAAGGCCGCTGATTCGCTCATGGATGCCGTCTACAGCTTCGGCGCTAAGGCGGCGATCGGCATCCCGATCGAAGCCGCAACATCAATGGTCGGAGCTCGCGGGCTCGGCCTCGCGGCAGGGCTCGGCGCTGGCATCAACTCGGCTCTTCAAAAAAACCGAACGACTGCGGCGAAAGCCGCAGATGCGGTGCTCATCTCGCCGGAATTCTACCGGCTCGTCGTCGCATCGGCGGGCACTCCAACAGTTCGCCAGCAAGCTATCGCGCGGCTCGCGAGCTCTCCTAAGTTCGATGTTTTCGCACAAGCCGCGGGGCTCCCTAGTGTTATGAGCGCTCGCGAGCTATTCATCCGCAACGCCATTCTCTCGGGAGCAACCTCCGAGCCGCAGAAGCCACAGGAGCAACCGACCCCATGAGCGCATTCTCAGTTTCCGAGCCCTTCCCGACGTTCCACGACCGCGACGGGCAGCCGCTCGATGCGGGCTACCTCTACCTCGGCACGGCGGGCCTTCCCGCGTTAACGAATCAGATTCCCGTCTATGTCGATGCGGCGCTGACGATTCCAGTCGCGCAGCCGGTGCGAACGCTCAACGGATTTCCGCAGTACCAGGGGTCAGCGTGCCGCCTTTACGTCAACGCGGACGACTTCTCAGTCGCGGTGCACCAGAGCGACAACACGCTCGTCTTCTCGTCGCTGAACGCGACGGTGCGCATCCCGCTCGCGTCGACGACGGGCTCGATTACCTCCGACCGCGTGACGTACATCGAAGGCGGCGTCGGCTCAACGCTGCGCGCGCTCACGAGCAAGCTGCAAGAGTCGGTGTCGGCCTTCGATTTTATGACCGTTGCGCAGGTTGCCGACGTGAAGGCGGGCACGCTGCTCATCGACGTGAGCGCGGCGATTAACGCGGCAATCGCGGCCTCCGACGAGGTGTATTTCCCCGAAGGCGCGTACCGCGTCTCGAACGACGGCACGCCGACGAACGGAGCGATCGACATCCCTAACGGCGCAGGGGCGAAGACGCTCCGAGGCGCAGGGCGCGGCAACGCGATCATTCACAATTACGGGCTAGGGCCGTGCATCACGTCGATCGGCAACCTGCTCTTCAATAACGTTTCGCTTCACGTCTGCGACCTGACGATCCAAGGCACCGTCGGCTCTGGTGATGGCATCTTCTGCGACTACACGTCGCAATCCATGTTCGAGCGGCTTGAGCTTTATCAGTGCCAAGTCAGCGGCATCAAAATCCAGCGCGGCTCGCACAATTCGCTAACCGACATCTGGTCGCGCGCGAGCATCTACGACGGCGTGTTCATCGGTCAAGAGACGTACTTTACGACCATCACGGGCGGCACCTTTGAGAGCAACTTCCGCCACGGACTGAACGTCGACGCAAACGGCGGAATCCCGCCGCAGGATGTGACCGTCACCGGCACGAGCCTTCGCTCGAACGCCGTGCACAATGTTAATATCCTCGACGGCGCGAGCAAGGTGCGGCTCTTCGGCTGCTTCCTTTTTACGACCGTCGCCGATGCTACGGCGAGGCACCTCTCCGTCGACGGCGGCGGGTCGATCTCGGGCGAGTGCCTTGCTTCAGGGTGCAGCTTCGCGGGGCAGAACAACTCGGCGTCGGTCGTCGGCGTCTTCGGCAACGCCTGCGAAGACCTCAGCATCGACGGCTGCTCGATTGATTGCACGGGCTCGGACGCCTACGCGTTAACCGCTTCGGCTGCTGGGACGCGCATCGTCAACTGCTCGAAGCTCTTCGGCGCGAAGATCGACGCGAGCGCGGGCACGACGCAAATCCTCCCCGACGGCGGCTTCGTTTTCCTCGACCGCTCGTCGGCTTTCACCGGCCCGACGACGTTTGATTTCGGAGCCGGTTACGCGAACTTCGACACGACTCTTCTGCCGTCGGCGTTCCGATTTTACGCGCTGAACGCCGTCGCCATCTTCCCGGTGATGCGCTTCGATGCGTTCCGCGTTTGGATGAATCCGCTTGACGGGTATCTGTACCAAAAGAACGGCGCTGACCCCGCGTTCACGAACGATGGGACGATCGTTAACTCTGGGGCGCTGATTGCTACTTCATACGTTCGTGGGACGTTCCCCGTTGGCGTAGCCGGTAAGATTATTCGAGGGACTGGATTCGCCGCTGCGGCAGCGTGGGGGGCTAACGCGCTGGGGATAGTTCCGGGGGCAAGCAACTACCTGTTCACGTACGACCCTAGTTTTTTGGACTGGCGAGTCTTCGCGCAGGCTTGAGGAAACATGTCCCCCGACGCCATGCAAACCCTCAACCTGCTCGTGACCGTCGCCGGGTTCGCGCTAACGGCGGCGCGCATCGGCGGGCTCCTCGCAACGCTCGGCGCGAAGCTCGACGGCGTAGCGTGCGACGTGGTTCGCGTGGCTCGCGACGTGGAGCGGCTTCAGCAAGTCGTGCAGGTTCACGGAGAGAAAATCGCATCCATCGAGGCTAGGATTCCCCATGCATGACCGCGTTGAAATCTGGACCGTCTTCGTTTGGCCCGCGCTCTCGGCGCTGCTGAACATCGTCCTACGCGCTCGCACCGCCGAGCAGTGGGCGGTCATGTGCGAGGATATGCCGCGCCTCGCGGCAGGCATCCGCCTTCTGCGAGCTCTCGGCGTCGACCCGGCGAAGGCCATTCGGTCGGTCCAGGAGCTCGTCGCAGGGGGCTCGAAGTGAATGCTCGTCGAGCTCTCGCCCTGGCTTGCGCTGCTCTGCTTTGCGGCGGGTGTGCTCCTCGGTGCGTCGTTGCAGACCGCGCGGCGATCGGCCTCAACGTCGCATGTGCTGCCGCTGGCCTGGAGACGGTCGATCCTCTCCTGCTCGTACGCTGCGAGTCGGCGACGCGCGACGTTAGGCGAGCGCTCCGCGACGGCGCGTGCGCAAGTGAGCTTGCGCGATGAGTGACGTTGCTACCGCCGTTGCGCTCGCCGAGGCCATCGTCAGCCTCGCGCGCACCATCTACCTCTGGGTCACTTCGGAGGACAAAGATGCGCCCGTCTCCGCGTGCGTCGCAGCGCTTGCCGTGATGCTTGAGCGCGAGCCCGAGGCGCGTCGGCGCATCGTCGCCGCTTGCGCGAAAGACACTCTCTTGCGCGTGCAGCTGCTCGACATCTGCGGAGCCTACGAGCAGGCGTGGCCCGCGTTCGGCAAGCTGCGCAAGGAGCTCGAGGCGTGACCCCGCGCGAGCTACCTGCTAAGGCGACGCCAGTGCAGCCCGCCGAAGTCTACCTAGCGTTGCGTCTCCAGCTCGATGCGCAGCTAGGTCGCGAGCAGGTCACGCGCGCGGGTGCGATGATTCTCGTCGGGCAGATGGCCCTTGAGACGGGCCGTTTCAAGGCGTCGATGAACTACAACCTCGGCGGCGTGAAATGCGGGTCGAATTGGGCGGGCTGCTGGCAGCATTTCACGACGACGGAGCACTTCTCGCCTGCCGCTTCTGCCGAGTACCTAGCGCACGTGCCCGAAGGCGCGCGGGTCGAGCACGTCGGCACCGACGCCAAGGGGCTTTGGATCCTCCGATTCAGCGGCAAGCATCCGATGAACAGATTCCGAGCTTACGAAACCCTCGACGTGGCGATGGAGTCGCACGTAAGATTCCTTCTCGGCAAGCGTTACCGCGCAGCGGTCTTCCTGGCGATGGACGGCAAGGCTGGCGACTACTCGCGAGCGCTCCGCGTTGCGGGCTACTACTCCGGCGACCCGGACGACTACGCGCGCAACGTGTCCAGCCTAGCGAAAGAGTACGACCGCTCGCTCCCCGCGGACGCTGCGCCTAGCGTGCCCGTTCCCGAGCCCCTGACGATGGCCGCATCGTTGCCCCCGGTTGACGCTCAGAACGAGCGCCACGAGCCCCCCACGCCGCCCGCTGCGCCCCCTCCTACAATGACCGTCGTGCTCCCTCGCGTCGGCGAGCCGCTCCCCGTGGTCGCGCTCCCCTGGTGGCTGCGCCTCCTGCGATGGCTGCTCAGGCTGTGAGCGTTACGGTCCACGAGCTGCCGGGGCGCATCGTCGCGGTCTACTGCGGCAACTGCGCGGGCGCTCTACGCCTCGCGCTCCCGATGCCGCTCGATGAGCTCGTCGAAGCGGGGCACGCCTTCCGCACGCGGCACGCCGCCTGCGAGCCGAAGGACAAGCCGCAGGGGCCTTTTTAGGTCCAGCCCCTCGCGCCGGTATTTGGAGCGGCGCGAGAAGCGGGAACCCGCAACATGCGGGACGGTCAGCGTGGCACGAGCTGGCAGTGCGCGCACAATGTTTTTCCGTCAGGCTTGCAGACCCAGCCTTTCGGCAGGTCGACGACGCCCCCGCGTCGCTCAGTCGAGGCCGTTGCGCCGCAGGGATAGCAGCGCCAGTCGTAGGTGGAGCCGATCGGGACGCTCATCGCGTCACCAGCGCGGACCAGGCGGTGAAGAACCGATGGCCCCCGCGAGCCATTGCGTCGTGCAGCGGCGCGTGCGTCGCGATGACGTGGTCGCCGATATACGTCAGCCGCGAGGGCTCGCTCGGCACGTACTCGGGCAGCGTCTGCGCGATGACCGATAGAGGCGTGAGCCGGTGGAGGTGTTGCCACGGGCCAGCGCAGACCGACGTGATGGCTCGGTCGGCTCGCCATACGTCGGCTGGCTCCATCGCCGCGAAGCTCGGCAGGATGGCGATTACGAGCGGGATGCCGTCGATGATGTGCGCCTCGACGAGCGCTTGCAGCCCGTCGCCCTTTGCGACGCACTCCACGCGAACGCACGTCGGCGAGACCTCCCACGATGTCGAGCTACTGCGATTCCGGAACGAGATCGTGTCGCCCTCGACTTTCGCCGGGCGCTGCGAGGGCACGAATTGCGCGTAGTTCTGCGCGGTTTCCCAATTCCACTCCGCGTCGGATGGGATGGCCTTCGCCCATTTTTGGTTGAAGGCTCGCCCGAGCCTGATTGCGATGCGGCCTACGGTGTCGGCGTCGATCATGTGGATCCTTTCAGTGTGCGGCGCGATGCGCCGTCTATAATCAATCGTCGAATTCGCATTGCTCGCACATTCGCTTCCCCGTGCGGCATGCAGCGCAGCCGAAGATTTTCGCGTTGCCGGCGTGAAAGTATCGATCGCCATTGCTCAGCTTCTTACGCGAAGCCGCGACCGGCGCTGCGCTCGTCACGCATGCAACGTGTCGAGCCTTAGACCCGCTGGCCCATTCGACCTTGGAGCCGATCGCGATCGAGCAGTTACACACATTGCAGGTGCCGGAGAACTTAGCGGTGATGACCATGAGACTCTTTCAGTTAGCGGTGTCGAGCACCGTGAGAACATTATGCATCACGATTGACCTAAGATCAACCTTTTTTTAACAGCTCCTCCACTTTTTCTTTCGCCTGAAGAAACCCAGCGCAAACGACCACCTTGTGCCCGATGGATTCAAGGTAGCGGTGCCAGTCTTTTTGTACTGCGCTTGTTGAGCCTCCGTCGGCGCGCTTCATCTCGATCCAAAGCGACCACGCGGGCACGAGCAGGTCGGGCACGCCTGCGACAACGCCTTCGGCCTTCAGCTTCGCGCCCGTCGTGCGGCTGCGCTGCGAGCCGTTCGGGATGGCGAGGATTCGCACCGCCGGGTGCGTCTGCCGAAACCAGCGCACGAACTCGCGCTGCTCGACGTGCTCCGTCCTCAGAACGGCTGCAAGTCCGCCCACTGCGGGCACTCGTTTGGTTCCTCGACGAATTCGAGGGGCGGGCGGGCGTCGAACTTCTTGCATATTGCATCTTCTTCAAAGCCGCCCGAGCGGGTGGCGTAGTGGTCGCACGATGCGCAGCATCGAGGAGGATTCGCGAGGATTTCAAGCCACGTTTTGATTGCGGTCATGCGCCCATCTTCTGGTCAGTATCTCGGCAAACTTGCCGCGTTGCGTGTATCTTACCACACTCGGAGACGACGCGGAATTCATGCTACGGGCTACCTCGTCGAGATCGTCGGAAAGCGCCCATCCAGGCGAAAGGCCAGCGTCGGTGGCGATGCGTGCGAGCAGCCTGCGGGCCTTGTCGCCTGCGTACCCGTCGTGAGCGATCGTCAGGTACTCGTCGACGGAATCGGTGAGGCCGGAGTAGTACCGCACGCGCAGCGATTCTTTGCCCGAGCTGCGCCCTACGTGCCGTCGCCATTCCCAGGCGTCGACCTCTAGCTCGTGCACGTCGGAGACAGGGCCGCCCATGATGTCCGCGTCGCGGAGCACGAGCATCTTCTCCTCGGGCTCGGGGAACTCGTTACCGCACGCAGGGCACACGCGCGCGGACGGATTCACGAGCTCGTTGCAGGCGTCGCAGACTTTCACCGGCGCTTCGCCGTTGCCCTTTTTCGCTTTGTTCGGCGGGCGCACGTCGAGGATGGGGCCGTGCGTTTCGATGACGCCCGCGAAGTCGAGGACGAGGCAATCGTCTTTGCTCGGGGCGGGCCGCATCCCTCGCCCCGCCATCTGCACGTAGAGCCCTGGCGAGAGGGTCGGGCGCATCATCGCGATGAGGTCAACGCCAGGGTGATCGAAGCCGGTCGTGAGTACGTTTGCGTTCGTGAGCGCGCGAAGCTCGCCGCGCTTGAACTCTTCGATGATGCGCTCGCGCTCCTTCTTCGGCGTCTGCCCCGTGATGCAATCCGAAGCGATGCCCTCGTGCTGAAGCGCGGAGCAAACGTCGCGCGCGTGGTCGACACCGCAACAGAAAAAGAGCCAGCTCTTGCGCTCGCCTGCGAGGGCGATCGTCTCGCGCACCGTGCGCGTGTTCTGCTCTGGCGTGTTGACGGCGCGCTGAAGCTCGGATTCAACGTACTCACCGCCGCGCGTGTGCACGCCTTCGGTGTCGAGGCCGAACTCGGTCCACTTGCTGCGCAGGCGCACGAGGTGGCCGTCGCGCACGAGCTCGTCGATGGCCACCGGCTCGATGAGCGCGGAGAAGAGCGCGCCGTCCTGGTCGATCATCCCGTGGCCGAGCCGGTACGGCGTCGCGGTGAGGCCGATGACGCGGAGCGCGGGATTGATTTCGGCGAGGTCGGCGATGAAGTCGCGGTAGCCTCCCTCGTCCTTGTGCGAAACGAGATGCGCCTCGTCGATGATGATGAGGTCGACGTGCCCGACGTCGGCGGCGCGCTTGCGAATGCTCTGGATGCCCGCGAAGGTAATGGGCTCGCCGAGCTGGCGCCGCCCGATGGATGCCGAGAAGATACCCATCGGAGCCCCCGGCCAGTGTGCGCGCAGCTTCGCCGCGTTCTGCTCGATGAGTTCCTTCACGTGGGTCAACATCAAAACGCGCGTCTCTGGCCACTGCGTCAGTGCGTCCTCGCAGAGCGCCGCGACGATGTGCGACTTCCCCGCGCCCGTCGGAAGGACAAGGCACGGGTTCCCTTCGTTCCCTGCGCGAAACCAGTCGTAGAGCTGGTCGATTGCGCGCTGCTGGTACATGCGCAGCTTCATCCGAGTATCCGCCCGCCGAATTTGGTGCGGAGCGCGACTAGGGGCGGGTCGATGCACGCCTTCGGATTCGCGACGATTTCGGTCGAAGCAAAGCCGCGCACTTCGTGCCCTTCGATCGTGTGCACCGCGTCGCCCTCGACGTAGGAGACGGGCCACGGTACGAGGTCGCAGTGCAGCGCGTGGCAATCGTGAGCCTCGCGCATCCAGTCGGTCGGCATCACGTGGTCGCCGTTGCGAGCGCACGTCCACGTGCTCTCAGGCGTTGCCGTCGAGTGCGCGCAGGTCCGGCAGTTTATTTCCTGCGTGACTCTCGACCCGTGGCAGAGGTCGTGCGCCGAACACCACTTGCACTCGTACCACGTCGGGTCGGTCGAGATCGGCGGCGGCATCTCGTCCTGGAGCGCGATGCGTTGCCCTCGGGCGACGAGCTTCTCTGCGCGCCCTTTGTCGAGCTCGATGCGCTCGGTGTAAAGGCGATCGTCGTCTTTGCAAACGGCGACGTAGAGGGCTCGGTCGACGCCCGTTCCGAGCATGTACGCCTGCATTTGCGCGTAGTGTTTCGGGTGCGCTTTCTCGACGCCCTCCTTTTCGAGCGTCTCGAAAGACTTCCGACTGTGCGTCTTGATCTCGAGGACGTGCGACCGCTTCGGAGCCTCGGGCACGCCTGCTACGATCCCGTCGAGGCTTCCCGCTACGTGGCTCCCGAACTCGACGCGCGTTTGCGCGGTGCCCGTTGCGCGGACCTTCACGCCGATCGCGCGAAGGTCTTCGACGACGGTTTCCTCCTCGCGATGCCCCCGGCGAAAGACGCGCAGGATGCGACCGGGGAAGCGCTCGCGCACCGCCCAGCGGAAGCCTAGCCATAGCTTGCGGTCGCACTTCTCGCCGAGCGTCGACGCGCCCATATGCGGGCGGAAACATTCCGCGTGGCTCGCCCGTTTCGCTTCGTGCGCTGCGTCGACGAGGGCCGCGATGGTGTGATTGGGTTCAGGGATTTTCATGGCTTTTCTTTCTTCGTTGCTAACTCCGCAAGCTGCGCCTCGTCGCGCTCGCGCTCCAGCTCCTCGATGTACGCGAGGAGCGCGGGAACGTCGGTGCGGGCGGCTGCGATAAACTGCGCATCCGGCAGCGTTGGGCCGTAAACGCCCGCATCGGTTTCAACGAGTACAAGGCTATCGGTGTACCATTCGCCCTCGCCCTCGCCGTACTCGGACCACTGCGGCTCGCCTACGCCGGTAATTGCCTCAACGACGGTATTCCCGTTTGCAAAACTCACCGTTGAAACGCACCACGGACCCTTCGTCGCCGCTTCGCAGCGCGCTCGGATGGCGGCTAGGTCTAGGCGGGTCATGCCTCATCTCCCGCAACAGCCTTCGCCGCTGCGCGCTTTGCCGCCCTGGCGGCGTCTTCGGCTGGGATAGCCCAGCGACTCTTGCGACGCGCTACGGCGCAACGTGCGCAGCCGTGAAGCGGCACCTTGCGCGTGACGAGCGCGGGATAGCCGACCTCGCTTGGCTGATTGCATCGCTTGCAGACGACGGCGAAGCGTTGCCAGCGGACTTTTTCGCCTGGATTCAAACAGCGAATCCCGGTCCAGGTCGCCGACTCGTGAGGGACCGAGATGCGCTCTCGACGTAGGCATCCGCAGCTTCGCAGGCGGTTGTGCGAGAGATGATAAGCCTTGCGGTCCGTGACGAGCTTCCCGCAGTCGCAGAGCGCGACGAGCGGGCTCGTCAGGGTGACGAGGAGCCGCCCGAAGCGGTCGCCCACCCGAAGCGGGGAGCCGCCCGCAAGCGACGGCCCCCCATTCGGCTGCGTCACTTCTTCGCCCATGGCGGCGTCGCCTTGGCAGCGGCTGGCGCTGCGGCCTTCGGCGGCGCAGAGCCGTCGAGGCTCTTCGCGGCTGCGACCTCGTTCGATGCCTCGTAGCCGTTCGCCGCGTCGCGAATTTTCACTTTGACCGAAAGCACGCAGCCCTTCAGCTCGTCGGTGTCGCGGACGGTTTTTTTTCCGATCGCTCGCAAGACCTCGGCGAGCTGCTGCCGCCCGATACTTTCGGCAGCAGGGTTGTCGTTTTTGACGTTGTAATTTGACCAGACCTTGCGCCCCGCAGGGTCGGCGAGGGTGAATTCGACGCGGAGATATTTCCCCGTGCCGGACTTCGTGCCGCGGCTCTCCGCGTCGGTGATTGTCGCCGCGTACCAGCCCGCGGGGATGAGCTCGTAGGAGCGATCGGAGACGGGGACTGTCGATGCGTCAAATTCAAATTCCATTTTACTTGTCCTTGCTGATGCTGAATGAGGGACGCCCTGCGGTCGTCGTGATTGCCCCTAGTAGCGGGGCTGTGATGGCCGCTGCCGCGCTCTTCCAAGCGGCTGCGTTGATGTCTGCGCTCCAGCGGAAGAGCGCGCCGAGGTGCTCCGTGAGCCCGTGCTCGGTGGCGAGCTCTTGCAGCTTGTCGGTGTTGATTTTCCGATTCAGCCGCCCCACGATTTTAATCGCGAAGCCCTGCTCGGTCGGAGCGGTCGTCGTGCCCTCTTTCCCCTCGGGGATGGAGAGGAGGACGATGATGCGGTCCTCGATTGCGCGGCGGGCCTCGACGGCTTCGCCTTCAGCGGTTTTCGCCGCGCTCCAGGCGGCGGCAAGGGTGTCGAGCTCGTTCACTTCGCACCGCCGATCTTCGCGATGACCGCCCCGAGGTCGGCAGGCTCCCAGGCGTCGAGACGCCCGGAGCGGTCTTTCGCCGTCCAGATGCCATCACCTTGCGTGAGGAGACCGCGGACGGGCTCCCCTGACTCGCTGCGCTCAACGCGGAGCGCAAGCACCTCGTCGAAGAAGTAAGGTATTTGCTGGCCCAACTTCGCCCCCGGCATCGACGGGGCGTAGCTGACCTTGCCGAGCTCGTCGGCTGACTTGTCAAGCTTCGCCGAGACGTACACGTGCCGGGGCAGGTCGCGAAACGCCCGGATGACCTCGGTCATCTGGTCGATCATCGCGCCGTAGGCTTGGCGCGGGTCTTTCGCCGTCCTCTTCTCGGCGATGAGGCAGACCTCGGCAATCTCCGAGATCGAGTCGATGGCGATGCTCTCGTAGCCGTGCGCCTCGTCGGAGCTGGCGAGCCACGAGTAAGCCTCGTGGAGATCGGCCATCGAGGCGATTTCGATGTAGGGCAGGTCCGCGCCCTGTAGCGAGAGGAGCCCGCCTTCCGCCGATAGGGTGATGGGACTAGGCAGCGACGCGATGAGCGTCGTCTTGCCCGCCCCGGCTTGCCCGTAGCAGAGGAGCTTGACGCCGCCCTGAGTGAGCGCGCTTGTGCGCTTGACTGATATGGCCATTAGACGGCCACCCAGCCGACGTGCGCGAAGATGCTCGACTTTTTGACGCTGCCGTCAGGCTGCGTTTCCTCCACCGATTTCCGCTCGGTGAAGGCGAAGAGCGGCTGAATGCCTTGCGCCTTCAGGGCTGCGCAGAGCGGCCCCATGAGGTAGGGGGCTCCGCCGACAAGCGCGGACTCGAAGCCGACCGCGAGGTCGGCAAGCCCAAGGGCGCGCCCGTTGATTTCCTCGACGCTCGGGAGCGTCGCGAAGTTAAGCAGCGCTACCGCTGTTGCGTCGACGGCGGTAACGCCGTTGAGCCCGTCGAATTGCTCGACGGTGGGGGCGTGCTGCGTAAGATTCTTGATCCACATGAGATTCTCGTTTCAAGCGTTCGGGTGATTCCGGGTGCTTGCACCCAAAATGCCCGCCCCTCGGTGGAGGGAGCGGGCTGGATATGAGCGGTTTTTTTCACGCGATCAAAATACTCTCGGCAATCGTTTGCCCCTTGCGGCAATCGAGCACTGGAGCCGCCGATCCGAGACCTTCGCCGGCTCCCGCCATGGGATGCGTTGAAGTATACGCGCTCTCCACTGCCTGAAGGGCGCTGGACACCAGCCTCACTGCAGCGCTGGCTGACGCCTGCGATCCTTGCGCCTGGCCCCGGATATCGTCTTCGACGACCTCCGGAAGCTCCCCAGTGGCGGAGACGATGACGGCAACCGCCGCCGAGAGAATGCTCTCGGCGTGTGCGTTTGTTCGGACGATTGCGCGGATGCGCGCATTTGAGTGATCGGTGCTGTCGGTGATGATTGTGGCGAAGATGCTCATGATGTTTTCCGTTTGTCTCGCCGGTCGGGTGATTCCGTTTGGCTCGATGAAGAGACACTAAGCCATGCGCCGCCGATGCGCTAGTTCTTTTTTCTGCTGCGTGTCGTTTTTCCCTATCCCCTGCGTTTTCCCTAACATTCAGAGGTGGAAAAAGTTTTCCGCGCTGTAGAAGACGCAACGTGGTAGACTCGCGGGAAGGAGAACGAAACCATGCTAACTTTTCAAGAGATTCGCGAGCGTTTGCAGGACAGGCGGCTCGATGCCGTCGCCGAGGCGACCGGGCTGCATCCGAACTCGATCGCAAGGATTCGCGATGGGAAGAACACCGACCCCAAGCACTCTACCCTGCAGGCGCTCAGCGCGTACCTTGAGGCCCGCAAGTGACGCTCCTCGAAGCGGCGCTCGCCTACGCGAGCTGGGGCTGGCCGGTCCTCCCCGTGCTCCCGAACAGCAAGCTCCCAGCCTGCGCGCACGGAGTTAACGACGCATCGACGGACCCCGAGCAAATCACGCGATGGTTCGCTGACAGAGACGACCTGAATATCGCCATCGCCGCAGGGTCGCGAAGCGGCCTTGTCGTCCTCGACATCGACCCGCGCAACGGCGGCGACGACTCGTGGAGCTCGTGGACGGACGAGCGCGGCGCGCAAGGAGACGGCGCGGTGCAGCTCACGGCAGGCGGGGGCCAGCACTATCTTGCCTCCTACGTCGAGGGCGTGAAAAGCTGCAAGCTCCGCGACGGCATCGACCTCTTGAGCGACGGGAGATATTTCCTCGCGTTCCCTTCGCGCATCGAGGGGCGCTCGTACACCTGGGAAATCTCAAGCGACCCGTTCGACGGCATCGCCCCGATGGCGCTCTCTGAGCGATGGCTTGAAGGGCTGCGCCCGGCTCCCCGCGCCCCGGTCGTCGTCGGCGCTGAGCTCATCACCGGCAATCGCAACGCGGGCCTCGCCGCGCTCGCCGGGGCGATGCGGCATCACGGCATGACTCGCGCGGAGATCCTCGCCGCGATCGTCGTCGCGAACGAGACGCGATGCGAGGTGCCGCTCCCCGCCTCCGAGGTGCGGCAAATTGCCGAATCGATCGCGCGTTACGACGCGGAGCACGACACCGCGGCGAACGCTTCGATGGCCGACGACGTGTTTGTCGAGGAGCGCTCGGCGGCGTATTTTTTGACCCGCGCGTCGTCGTTCCTAACGGAGCCTTCGCCGCTTCGCTGGCTCATCAAGGGCTGGGTTCCCGAGTCGGGCGTCACGATGGTCTTCGGGGAATCCGGCGCTGGCAAAACGTTCGTGACCCTCGACATGGCGTGCCGCATCGCAGCCGGGCTCGACTGGCACGGGCGGCGGGCGAAGAAGGGCTGCGTCGCTTACCTCTGCGGCGAGGGTAACTTTGGCTTCCGCCAGCGCGTCGCAGCGTGGGCGAAGTTGCACGGGCGCACCGACCTCGACGAGCTCCTCGTCTCGAACAAGGCCCTCGACCTCGACGGACCTAACGCCGCGGCGGAGATACTCCGCGCGGTGCGCGAGCTCACGTCCGGCGACGTTGAGGCGATTATCGTCGACACCGTAAACAATCACATGGGCGGCGACGAGAATTCCGCGCGCGACGTGCGCGGCATGTTCGGAGCTTGCAACGTGGTTGCCGCCGCGCTTCGGGCCACGGTAATACTGAATCATCACACCGGGCATAACGTGGATGCAAAGGGTAGGGCTCGCGGAAGCTCCGCATGGAAGGCCTCGCTCGACGCGTCAATCCTCGTCGCGAAAGGCGAGGACGGGGCCATCGAGGTAAGCTGCGCGAAAATGAAGGACGCGGAGCCCCCGACGCCGTTCGTTGGGCGGCTCGTGCCCGTGCCGCTCGGCTGGGTCGACGACGACGGCGAAGAGGTCAAGGGCGCGGTCTTCATGCTCGCCGAGGGAGAGACCGTCGCAGCGCCGAAAAAGAAGGTCGACGGCAAACTCGAGAAGCACCGCAAGGTCTTCGAGGGCGCGTGGTGGTCGAGCGGCACCGAGGAGCGCGCAGGGTCGCCGTACCTCTCGCGAGCCGCGCTAAGGGCGTATCTCGTCGAGCATATGGGCATGACCGAAGCGTCGGCGAACCAGGTCTGCAAGCCGACGGCATCCGGGAAGCTCATCGCCGAGCTGCTGGCCGCCGAGGTCATCACAGCCCACGAGCACGGGTGGATCGTGTCGCATGACGACCACGGTAACGCTCTCAGGCTGGCGGCGTGTGGGCTACGGTAACGGCGTAACGGGGCGGTAACTGGTGGTAACTGGTTACGGGGGCAAGGCGAAGGGCGTGGTAACGTAACGTAACCCCCTTCTTTAGAAGGGGTTACGAGTTACCGCCACGCAGCGTCGCAACTGATACCAGTTTGGCGCATGTGCTACGCGGTGCGTTGAAAGAGAAAAAGAAGAAAAGATATGAAGCACGAAGAATTATCTAGCACGAAGTGGAAACGTGGTGTATAACGAGCCCATGATTCTTTTCCACGGCACCGACAACGAGTCACTCGTGATGCACGCCGGGCTCTGCCTCACGGACGACGCTGAGATCGCCGCCGAGTACGGCGCGAACGTCCACGAGGTCGAGGTCGAGGGCGATACGCTCCTCGTCGCCATCTCGGCGGCAGACCGCGATATGGTCGTCTACCCAGGGGACCGCAAGGCGGAGCTCGCAGGCTGGGCCGCGGACGGCTACGCGCTCGTCCGCTACCTCGACGAGACGTGCTCGGGCACGCAGCACACGACGTGGCGTCTCTGCTCGGTGGCGTCGTGATCCGCATCCGCGGCAACGCCGCAACCCTCGCCGACCTCCGCGGCCTCCTGGCCGTCACCACCGACCCCGAGCTGCGCGACCTCCTCGTCGCGTGCCTGCGAATGCGGGGTGTCGCGTGATGGCCCCCCGTCGCGGGCTCATCAGGGACGCGCTCGCCCTCGGCGCGCTCTACACGGCGACCTTCGCCTCGTTCGTCGTGCTCGCCGGGCTCGTCGCCGCCGTCGGTGGCCCGTGAAGCCCGTGCTGCGCCCTAGCGGGCGAAAGGGCGGCTTTGACCCCGCCGCCCTAGCTCGCCTCGCCCTGGTCATCAAAACAGCCTCCTTGGGGCAACGTCGCGCGACTGCGCCCGTTATCCGAGCCGCGCTCGGGTGGGGGCGCACGGTTACGTATGACGCGCTCCGAGAGGCGGTCGCCCGTGGGCTCGTCGAGCGCCTGGGCCAAACCAAGGGCACGTGGTATCGGGTGGCCCCATGAAAACGAACCCCGCCGACAGGGTGCAGCAGTGGGCCATCGAGCGCCTCACGCCCTACGCTCGCAACGCCCGCACGCACTCCGACGCCCAGGTGGCGCAGCTTGCGGCTTCGATTCGCGAATGGGGCTGGACTACCCCCGTGCTCGTGTCGCCCGCTGGCGGGGTGATTGCGGGGCACGGCAGGCTCCTCGCAGCTCGCCAGCTCGGCATGGTCAACGTGCCCGTGATTGTCGCCGAGGGATGGTCCGACGCAAAAACCCGCGCTTACGTCCTCGCCGACAACAAGCTAGCCATGAATGCCGGCTGGGACTCCGAGCTTCTCGCACTCGAGCTCGGGGAGCTCGGGGAGCTTGGGTTTGACTTGAAGTTGACGGGGTTCGACGGCGACGAGATCGACGCGCTGACGCCCGAGGTGCTCCCAGAAGGCAAGACCGACCCAGACGAGGTGCCCGAATCTCCGGCAAAGCCGCGATCCGTTCTTGGCGACGTGTGGCTCCTCGGGAAGCATCGGGTGATGTGCGGGGATTCGACGAGCGTCGATGCGGTCGAGGAGTTGATGGCGGGCGTCAAGGCGGACTGCGTGTGGACGGACCCGCCGTATGGCGTGAAGCAATCGACAGATTTCCTGCGCGAATGGGATGGCGGAAAGAAGCGACCGCGCGAGGCTCACGGCATCGTTAACGACGACCTCGACGACGACGAGCTCACCGACTTCCTTCGCGCCGCACTCGGCGCTGCGTTCGCAGCCTGCAAGGAGGGCGCCGCTTGGTATGTAGCGGCCCCGGCGGTCCCGCTGTTCCACTGTTTCGGCACGGTGCTGAAAGACCTCGACGTGTGGCGTCATACGCTCGCATGGGTCAAGTCAACGTTCGTGCTCGGACGCTCGGATTACCACTACCAGCACGAAGCAATCTTCTACGGGTGGAAATCTGGCGCGGCGCACAAGTGGACTGGCGACCGAAAGCAATCATCGACTCTTAACTTCGACAAGCCCGCGCGCAACGGTGTGCATCCGACGATGAAGCCCGTCGAGCTTGTCGAGTACTGCATCGGCAACAGCAGCGACCGCGGCGACGTGGTGCTCGAACCGTTCGGCGGCAGCGGAACGACGCTCATTGCCTGCGAGAAGACAGGCCGCATCGCCCGCCTGATGGAGCTTGACCCGCGCTACGTCGACGTCATCGTGAAGCGCTGGCAGCAGTTCACCGGGAAGCAAGCGACGCGCGAATCGGATGGTAAGCTCTTCGACGAGGTGACGTGATGGCCAACGGCAAAGCAGGACGACCCGCGAAGACGCTTACCGAGAAGCAGCGCGGCGAGGTCGAGACGCTCGCGGCGTTTCTCTCCGCTGAGCAAGTCGCCGACTACTTCGGCATCGGGCGCACGACGTTCTTTGCAATCCTAGAGCGCGATCCAAGCATTGGCGAACTGTATAAACGGGGAAAAAGCAAGGTTATCGCGAAGGTCGCCCAAGGGTTGATTCAAAAGGCTCTGAGCGGCGACACGACATCGGCCATCTTTTTTCTGAAGACTCAAGCCCGCTGGCGCGAGACCGAGCGTCACGAGATTACGGGCGCGGACGGCGGGCCGCTCGAGCTCTCGCGCATCGAGCGCGTGATTGTCGATGCAGCCGCCAAGGCAGGCAAGCCCGATGGCGGCTAGTATTGCCAAACAGTCGCGCCAGGATGACGCTAGGACGCTCCGCATCGATACGCCCCGATGGATGCTCCCTCTGCTCGGCAAAGCTCGCTACAAGGGCGCCTGGGGCGGGCGCGGAAGCGGCAAGAGCCATGCGTTCGCTGAGGCGCTCGTCGAGGCTCACGTGCTCGATGCCAACCGTTCGACCGTTTGCGTGCGCGAGATCCAAAAGTCTCTTGGGCAGTCAGTCAAAAGACTTCTTGAAAACAAGATCGAATCGCTCGGCGTCTCGCACTATTTCGAGATTCAAGAGTCAGTGATTAAATCCAGGAAAGGAACTGGGAAAATCATCTTCCAAGGAATGCAGAACCACACGGCGGACTCGATTAAGAGCCTGGAAGGGTACGACTGCGCATGGGTCGAGGAGGCGCAATCGCTGAGCCAGCGCTCGCTGGACCTGCTCCGACCGACGATTCGTCGCCCTGGCTCTGAGCTTTGGTTTTCCTGGAACCCCTCGCAATCGACCGACCCGGTGGACGCGCTCTTGCGCGGCAACACGCCGCCGCACGATGCCGCCGTGGTGCGCGTCAACTACAGCGACAATCCATGGTTTCCCGACGTGCTCAAGGCCGAACTCGAGTACGACAAGCGCCGCGACCCAGACAAGTACGCGCACGTATGGCGCGGAGAATATCTTCGCAACAGCGAATCGCGGGTGTTTCGCAACTGGCAGATTGAAGAGTTCGACGCGCCCGCCGATGCCGTTCATCGCTTCGGTGCTGACTGGGGATTTGCAGTCGACCCGACGACGCTCGTGCGCTGCCACGTCGTAGGACGTAAACTATACATTGACTACGAAGTGTATTCCGTTGGCTGCGAGATTGTCGATACGCCCGCGCTTTTCCTGACGATTCCCGAGTCGGAGCGCTGGCCTATCGTCGCCGACTCCGCGCGCCCCGAGACGATTAGCCACATGCGCCGCAACGGCTTCGGCAAGATTATGCCCGCCGTCAAGGGGCCGCGCTCCGTCGAGGAAGGCGTCGAGTTTCTCAAGTCGCATGACATCATCGTTCACCCTCGATGCACGCACACCATCGACGAGCTGACGCTCTACAGCTACAAGACCGACCC